AGTTTACAAAAGCGGTGGTGTTTGCTTTTCGTGCCGAGCCAGCGCGCGCGCCGATGTTTCAGGTGATGCTGGACTCCGGCGCGTGCTGGGCAAGAGTGCCGATCCACATGATTTGCAGCAAACCGTGCGACCCGCTGCCGCTGCAACAGTCGTCCTGGTGGGATAGCTACGGCTACGAATTTACGGTCGTCGCCTTGCCGTTTTTGAAGGGCCACGCGGTGACCGCGTTGGGCAGGGATGGGCAGATTCGGAAAGGCAATTACCTGTTTACTGTGGATTGGATGAAAACCGGCTGGAGTGAAGTGCCTGACCAGCACAAAAACCATCATTTTATTGCGCTGGATTCGGGGCCGTGGATCTCGTACCCCAACAACAGGCTGGTCTGGCACGACCCGTCGTGGATTACGCCAGCGCCGGACAGGGAGTGGAAAACGCCCTCCCGATTCTATTCGGTGGAAGGTTAGTTACGCATAAGGCCGAGTACCGGCCTTGTCGATAATTAGCGCCTGCCCTCTTGGGCTGAAATTAATGCTATTCGGGATGCTGATATGCGTCCAGCGGTCAAATTCCCGGATAACCTGATCGTAGCCAATGCCGCTGGCGACGATGGCCTTCACTACTTCGTCGGGAGTCATTCCCGGCACTTTAAAGTCGGCAGCGCAGCCAATTCGGTGCTGGCTGGTGTCCTTAGACCCTACCGCGTCATTAACCTTTTTTGTCCGCAAGCCCGACGAGATCATAATCGGCTTCCCGGCCAGCACTTCTTTTACCTGCTCGAGAAACTCAGCCAGGCGCACTAGGTTGGCTAGTTCCTGATCGTTAGGGCTGTTATCCCACCCGTTGCGCTCGGCGGTTTCTGAGGCTGTCAGTTCTTCTAGGGTGAAATGTGGTGTCAAATTCATTTTGACGCCTTTGAGAGTAGATCCGTTTTTGCCTGTGAGCCAGCAGACGAGCCAAAGTAATACGCAATAATCCCCGTCCAGGCGGTGCCTAGACTGCCCAACATCATCAGGATTGCCGGGTTGCTGCTGTCAATTTGATTGAAAAACATCATGCCCATGATGCCGAAGAATCCAACGGTGACTGACCCTGCTAGGATTGGCGGCATCATCGAGCGAGTAGTAGCCTGCATTTCTCTGGCCGACTTTCTATCCTCGACCTCAAGTTTCTCGAAGTTTAGCCCCAACTCTTGAGCCTGCTTTTGTAGTTCAATCTCGGCAATCTTGACCTGTGCAATCTGCTCGGCTGACAGCTTGTTATTGGCTATCAGGTCGCCCACTTTGGCCTCGTCTACGCCGATGGCCTTAGAGATGGCAGACACGGCCATGCCAGCCAGAGGGCCACCAAGCGCGGTCGCAATCGTCGGGGCAATCTGTTTGAGCCAGTCCATTTATTTCACCATTTTTGCTGCGGTGTGATTAAGTATTACCTTTATTGAATTTACATCATCAGGCTTTTTCTTAAAACCAACACTGATATAACCAACTAGCTTGCCAATCTCAGGCGGTATGGAGCCTCGGCATACAAACGTCACTTCATTCTTCACAAACCACTCACCCACTTTTGAGGAAGGCTTGAAGTCCTCGCAAAGAACTTCACCGCTTAACATCGCAACAACGGCCTTGTTCCTGCCGGGGCTTTCGTTAAAGATGCTGGTAACAGTTCCTTCGACCGACTTATTCCTGCCGTTCTTGTCTACAGCCATTACAGTAGTTCTTTTGTTAATCATCAGATTGGCTTGGTGAACCACAACAACTTCGCCGCCAGATTCTTTGATTAGCGCACTGGATATATCCATCAATTCGGAATCAGACTTTAGAGAAGCCAACTTGTCATTAGCGGTAATTGCAGACTTTAAAACTTCCCTGCTTTCCCAAGCAAAGAAACCGACAAAGAAAAATGTAGAGATAACCAAAAGCGTAAACAGCTTGAACGGGTTATCAACCCACTTAATCAAGCCAATAACCTTGTCAACAGGGCTTTCCTGCTGAACCGCTTTTACCGCTGCTTTTGGTTTTCTAGCTGCCATGTTAAAAATCCAACATAAAAAGCTGTTTCATTTGTCGGCCTTGTTTTCAAGTTTCTCAAATATCTTTGCCAGCATACCTTTGATGTCTCGAATGTCATCTTTATAGTCATCTCTTGATACGTATTCTTTCGGCAAGTCCTCGCGCAGCTTTGCAAGGTCGGCCTTCAGTTCTTTGACTGCCGCCCACAATTCTCTGGCAAACCAGCCAACTACAGTCATGCCTACACCCAAGAACATATTTATTACTTGCTGATGTTCCATTACTTAGCTTCCAATGCTTCCACTTTTGCCATCAAAGCCTGAACACAACCATAAAGCGCCGCGCAAGACGCATAAAAAAATCTGTCATTTCTTGATCGGTCATGGCATTAGCCTGAAATTGCTTTCGCGGCAGCGATGGCGGCAGATTCTTTTTCTTTCTGTGCTGCCACTCGCTCCGGCGTCCACACCATTGCGGCGACCGCCTTGACTTCATTCCACTCAGCGTCAGGGATGGCGGGCCACGGCGCGAACGGGATGCCGCTGTTTACGTCACCGATGTTTGCCTCAATCGCAGTGCGCCACGAATCAAGGTTTTCGCCCGGTGGCATCGGCGGAAAACAGTGGTAGTGCTGGAAGCCCATTTTGTCGCCATCAAGAATTTGAAGGGACAGTCGAGCACGAATGTCCTTATCCGGCGTGACTTCAGTTTGCAGCTTGATTACTTTTTCCATGATTGCTCCTTTACACTCTATATGAACCGGAAATAAGCAGACTTGTTGTAGCGGCAAAATTAGTATCCGTCAAGTTTGCCACTGTAGATGACCCGTTGGGCAGATTTTCTATCCGTATGGTGGCTCCCCCTGCTATCGAAAGTGCATTTGGAACAGCATCTAGTGCAGCAGCAAACGTATTGCCACGAATACTTGCGCTTGATGTAACTCCCACAGTCTCCGGCAATCCCGCGATGTCTGCCGCACCAGTAGACGACCCTTTCGATGACAACACAATGAACATATTGAAATACACCATGTTGCCTATCTTGGTGTAATTACCCGTTTGCGTGGTGTAAGTGATTCCAACAGACAAAGTGCCGAAGCGCAGCACTGGCGTCCAAGTGCCTTCCTCGTAATCGTCCAGCGTGTTTGCATCGCTTTTGGGAACTTGAGTCGCAGGGAATGTAATGCCGCTTGATACCTGCACATCACCGCCGTTTGCAGTTGCGGATGCTTTTCCGACCAGCACATTACCGCTGGAGTCGATACGCATCCGTTCTGTCGGCACAGTCGGCGCTGTTTGTGACCCAGTTCCAAATTGCAAAGTATTGCCGCTATCCGATGAGATGGAAGCAAGGTTATTAGTCCCCCCAAAGTTACGGAAAAACATTTGAACTAGACTATCGCCAGTTCTTCCGTTAAGTTGAACATTTTGCCCATTACTGTCAGCCACAACAGACAACGGCAAGTTATAACTTGTTAGACCAATCCCCAAATGACCAGTGGAGTCAATACGCATCGCCTCTGCGCCACCCGCAGTTATCCCAACAGTATCCGCAGCCGGGAAGTAAACCCCAGTATTCGTGTCGCCAGTGGTCGTGATTGAGGGTAGTGCGACGGTGCCTGCTGCGAAGGTTGCAACGCCCGTTACACCTAGCGTTCCAGAAACCTTTAAATTAGTAAACGAATTGCCGTTTATCAACTGGAATCTGGTCCCGTCGTATTCAACAATTACGACCTGGCCGATAACCATATCGCCAGCTACCAACGCGACAGAACCGGTCCTGGTAACCGCTTTGGCGCCAAGACTGTTAATGTTCAAAGTGACCGCTGCGGTATTAGTCGCAGCCACGACAAACGAGAATTGCTGCCCGGTCGCGTAAGCTGCCAGCGTTGGCGTTACAGTGCCGGTAATGGTATCTGTGCCAGCAGCGGTGATGTAAGTGGTTGTGCCGACGCTTTGAAGCTGACTAAGCCGCACCGCATCAGTTGTCAACGTACCAGCCGCCAGGCCGGTGATCTTGAAGCCGCCCATCGGGATATTAGCGGTCGGCGTGGTCTGCCCGTCTTTCGTTATCGCGGTCGTTAGCCCGGTCGCCAGATCGCTGGTCAGTGCGTTAAAAGCTGTTGATGTGATGACGGTGCCGGTAACGACCGGCTGACCCGCGCTGTTGATGTTAAAGGTACCGCTGCCGTTGTAAGACACTGTGTTATCCTTTTTTCATGACTACATTTTTCGCCATGATTCTAAAACCGTTTGCACTTGTGGCGTTGTTTTTTGTTGCAACGGTGATTGCTTTTCCAATCCGACGGTGGCTGCAATCAAAATTAAAACACGGAAAATTAAAAGATCGTTTGCTATCTCGCATCTTGTAAACTCACTGCAGTAGAAGTGACCGCCGGCGCAGAAGTCATCCGTAAAATCTCAGCAATTTGAGCAGCTTTTTTATTTGAAATTCCTTTTTTCATTAGTTCGGCAGTTGATTTTGGATCAAGCAAGGCTTTTGCTAAAGCCTCCCGCATCCTTTCATCTGTGCCGGAGTAAAGAAAATTTGCAACCCTCCCAAGCCCCGGAGTATTTATAACTCCGACCGGAATGCCAGATTGTTGCAATAGGTTTGTCATTGACAGTTTTTGGGTAGTATCAGAACCAGCCCCTCTACCTAAATCCCTAGCCGCAACAGATCTCGCAAGATCACTTTTTATTGCATTTAGTTTCTGCAATTGTTCTGGCGTCATTGTGTTGGATAGCGTCGAGCCTTTAAAACCTGTGGCCCTTGAAGCCATATCGTCCGACAAGTTTCTGGCATACGCATTGGGTTGCATCAAATCGTTTAAGGGACTGATAGATTTGTTTGCAAGTTCCTGAGCAATGTCCATCTGGTTAATTGGCTTGCTCATCTCCCTGTATGTAATTCTTGCTTGAGCGTAAGACGGAGAAATAGTGTCCAAAGTAGTATCAAAACGATTAAGAAGCGAAGTTAAAATTCTTTTGTTATCGCTTCCTGGCGTCGCGGCCTGAACCATATCAGACAAGGCTTTTCTGGTGTAATGCAGACCCTGCACAGAACCGCTTGCACTAAGAATCTGACCCTTTAAATTAGGATCGTTTGCCATCATATTTCTTGCTTCATCGGCCGCAGATTTTAAGGCCGGAGTATTCATTAACTTATTTATTTCACCAAATCGACCAGCTTGCTGCGCTTTTGATAGTGTTTGTCCTGTCGTAGCATCAACAGTGAGATCAATACCAGTCTTATAAGCATCTTTGTATAAAGCATCAGCCGCAGAATTCCTTGCTGCTGCGTAGAATTCTCTCTCGCCGCCAGTTCCAGCCATCTCTCGAAGTGATGCAACCCTTGCTTCGTTTTGTTGTGCTGCCCTAGTTGCATAAGATTCAGGATCAACTGCTGCTGCCGCACGCTGCATTGCTGCAATTCCACCAGAATTTGCAACCTCTGCCGCTGTTGGCGCAGATCCCGGAACAAGCTCTGCCGCGCCGCGCATTCTTTGCGCCACAATATCAGCATTTTCCCCAGCAGAAGCTCTAAGAGCGCGAGCAAGAATCTGTTGGCGCCCACCTTCATATAGCGGTTCTATTGCGGCTTTTGCACCCTTAAACCCCATTCCCAAAACAGGAACCAATGCACCGCCAGTCCCACCAATGGCTGCATTTCCTAATCTGCTTTCTCCTGTGGCCACTGGTTGCAATGCAGCTTGAGCCGCGCCCATGCCGCTTTGTACCGCTGCCCCTCCAAGTGTTGCAGGTGAAGCCAAAAGCATTTTTCCACCAGCAGTTAGTGCCGTTTGACCAATAGCTTTGCCGGCGCCAACCACACCCAACCCTGGAAGAATAGATGTCGCAATGTTTCCAGCAATGTTGCCAGCCATACCAGCGCCAGTATTCATTAGCGCAGCATCTCTAGCCTTTACTTCATCGACTTCTTTTTGTATTTCAGCAGCTCTTGATTGAGATCTTGGAGAAACGTAATCAGCAACGCTTGCCCCTATTTGGCGGGCGCCTAATCCTAAATCGTAAACTGCTTTTCCTGCTCCGGCGGCAAACTTCTGAAAGCCGGTCATATCTTTGGTCGGATCTAGTTTTTCGCTAAAATCAATGGTATTCATAAACTGGCGATAAGGAATATCAGAATAAAATTTCTGATGAATTCCTTTCACAAGTTCTATGTCATTGACATCTTTATATTCTGGAAACTTAGCTCTAACTTCTGAAATATTCATGGATTCTATCTCCGCAATCCCAAAGGATCTGAAGGATCTGTTTGACCTGGTTGTTTGCCTTGTTTTTGTGATAATGCGTTTCCAGATGCAAATGCAATATCATTTTCGGCCCTTGCTCTCATCCTTTTTTTCTGTGCAATAGTTTCTGGCTTATCACCAAGCTGCGGGAAGAATGTAGCAATATTTGATGCTACTTCTGCAGGGGTTGATGCTGCTCCGGTCTTAAAGCGAAGGAATGACTCGGCCCATTGCGATTGCGCCTGTTTTGCCCTTTGCGCGTTTTCGCTAATCAGCATATTTCCACGACCGCCGGCTACTGCTGTTTCTGCTTGACTAAAACCGCTTTCAGGATTGTATCCTGGAATCAATGCAAGTTCGTCCGTAGCGCCCCGCATTTGCGATTCAAAAACAGCAGCTTTAGATTGTGATTCAGTAAGCGGTTTACTTTTTGGGCTAAGTGGCTTGCCGCCCTGAGTAGCCGGAGTAAACACGCCAGTGTCTACGTTAACCACGCCACCTCTATCTGCGTCATAAACAGATCGGTCGCGTTGAGCAGCAGGCGTTCTCCCAGCAATTTTTTGATTTATTATAAATTGATCAATGCCCATAGGCACCTTGCCAGCGGCTTTTTGTTGTTCAACATATAAGTTATAAACAGCAAGATCGCCAGTAGCGCGTTCAGGAATAGCAACGAGCTTAGTTCTATCTACTGTGCCATCAGCATTCATCGCTGCCTGCACGCTGGCTGGCGTGAATTTTTCTAAGTTAATCTGTGCAAACGGTGACGGCAACGGTTTTGGCATACCTCTTGCAACAGCAACTGGTGCGCCCCCGCCTACCTGCGGCTGGAACCTAGTTTCTTCTGCACCGAGGTTAAACGCAGCAGGCAGTTCACCCTGCTTCAACATTGACGCCAATGCCATCCGTTGCATTTCTGGGGTTGTGAATTGCCCAATCATTGACGGATCAATTTGCCCACGCATCCGAGCAGCAACCGGAGCAACAGCCGGAACCATGCCCTGCTCGTTTACGTTGAAATCCGGCGCACCTCCCATCGCTCGATCTTCGTAATCTGCTACCGTAGGCGTAAACGCATCTTGTCCTTGAACAGCAGCAACAGCAGGACGCCCTGCCATTTCTGCGTATCGCATCATGTCGTCCATGCTTTCCCGCCGATACCTCTCACCTAGCGCCTTTTCTTCCTCCCGCGCCTGTCCCTGCAAATATGCCCCGCCAAAGCCCTGTAGCAGCTTTGCCAGCCCCGCGGTTGCGGGTGTGCGTGCCTCTATGCCTTTATAGCTAAAACGCTCTGTGGGCTGCTGTGACTGCGCCTGCAGCATCTGCGCCATGCGCTGCTGGTCGGCAATCCTCGACAGCTCAGATTGATACGGGCTGGGCAAGTTGAAGTTGTATAGCTTGTTTTCGGCCATTTTGGGCCTCTAGTAAGTTGACGGCGTGAAGTTCTGCGAACTCGGATCGTATTGCGTAGACCGATCCTCAACCGGCGCACCAGGCTGCGTCCCGTTC